TTAATTGCGGTTACCCCTGAGTATTTCCATGTCAAACCTTTAAATTTAGTCGTTGGTTCAGTATCTGAGACAACTTTACCAGGGTTTCCGTCTGAGCCAGGTTGACCAGAATCACCATAGATTGCTTTTTGTTCCACAACATCTTGTGTTAAAGGATCTTGGTTGAAAGTTGTCCGAGTGATAGACCAAAGGTATTTATTAGTAGCAGACATCTGAGGAATAGATGATTGCCATACAGAATTTCCCCAAGGATCAATAGGTTTTGCAGATGTTTGCGTAACCTGATATTTTTGTTCAATATTAGTTACAGACCTACCATCGGCACCAGGCTTACCTGCTGTTCCATCGTTAACATTAGTGATAGTCACCGACTGACTGGCGACTACATTTCCATTTATCAAAGCTTGATATGTATAAACGGCCTTTTCAGATATACCACTCGCATCCACCGTTATTTCTTGAACATTTGCTACAAGAGTCCCATCTTTAGACCAGCTATAAGAATCCGCAATTGTTTCTGATATATCTGACCCTTTATAAATTCGAGCGGTTAAAGTGGTTGATCCTGCACTGTTTTTAAACTGTACCCCATTAGTAGTCTCAAGCTCTGCCCTATAGGGAGTGTTTTCACTAATAATATCTTTCATCCGACTGAGTAAATCCGCTGAAATCTGACTTTTTAGACGGACAAAGTTTGAGAAAGTGATCTTGTTGTTTGCTGGATTAGTAAAGCTAATCTCTTGTTCAGAAACTCTTGCTGACAGAATTAAACCACCTTCTGACTTATCGAAAGTCTTGTCTTGAACAATAATCGTATCACCAATATCAAGTTTGCGGTCATTACCTAAAGCACTTGTCACAGCGTTAACCGCAACTGATACTTCATAAGTCATTTGAGGATAGGCATAGAGTTTGAATTGGCTAACAGCATAATCCCATAAACTATTTGCAGAAGTAGCTTCAAAACTTAGATCCTTTCGTGTGTATCGGTCTGAACTTGCAGATTTCAGCTGTGACGGAAACATGTCCCTAGACAACGGGGCATAAGCTGTATTATTACCGGCATCTTTATAAAACTCCAATTGACCATCAGAATTATAGTATTTTCCTTCAACTGAAAGCCAGTTGTATTTCTTTTTTGAATCAGTTACAGTTGTTGCATTAAAAAATGTAGATGTACGGTCAGCCTTTGATGTAATTCCAGCAATATTTTTCCCATAGTATAAAGTGACATCTTTTCTCTTTTGCCCGACACCTTCTTCTTTGTAAAGATCGATAGTGATGTTTTGAAGAGTTCCGTCATTTTTTAGTTGGGTTCTGAACTGAAATTCTGCTTTAAAGCTATTGCAAATTGAAATAATTCTAGCAAGTTTAGTATCTGTGCTATCAAAAGAAAGAATTGGATTTGAAGAATCTTCATCATTAAGCGGAAAAGGATTGTTCCCAATCTCTACAAAATCATCAGTAATTTTAGCTACATTTTTTAAGTACCAAACAATACTATGCCTTTTAGTATTTCCATATGCGCCAACTTCTTCACTTATTAATTCAAGATTCAAATTCTCACATTGTAAATGCATAGAATAATGATCTTGCTCAATATTTATAATATTAAACAAATAATCTTCCCCATCATAAGTGAAGCTTATATAGTTTTGTAAAGTCAACAAAGCATAATCAGGATTTACCTTATTAACAGAAAAGTCAAAAGTAGAGGTTCCCTCCGCTAAATAACGATGCCAATTATCATTAAAATAGTGAAGTGCATCTGGTAGATCATTATTGATAAAACCAATTCTTTTTAATGTTTGGTCATGGATATTTAATTGCATTATAGATACCTTTCTTTCCAAGTTACATCAATATCTGGAGGAACTGTATTATCTCCAAATAAGCAATTAACAATTGATTGACCTGGAGGAACTGAAAATGGTTCTGAACCAGTAATCATCTCATCGTTAGCAATTGTAAGTCCTTCTCTTCTATATATTTTTGAACTGCTCATATTTACCACAACAACTTCACTATTACCATAATGATGATTATCTGCTGGAATAAATGTTTTAACATCTGTATTGCTATCAATTGTTTTGGTAACATCATTCTTTTGAAAATTAAACATTCTAAGCGATAGATTTGTTATATATTGTGTGTTGACATCTCTTCCTTTTAGTTGCCCCATATATACAAATACTTTTGTACATTTAGTACTTCCAAGCTCTGGAATAGTAATAGGGTAATTTCCCCCTCTATTGCCAAATGTAAAATTGAAAATTCTATCTTTCTTTTGAATTGTAAAATATCCAGTTGTAGAATTAAAATATAAGTTTGGATTAGGAACTTTTCCATCTCCATGACCACCATTATTTAATTCTTGTCCTCCTGGCCCAAATGTTTTCCATGTTCTGGGATGATTACCACCGATATAAAGTTGAGTTCTAAAGCTATTTCCTCTTGTATCATCTTTATATATTCCTAATCCAGCCATAAGTTTATTGTTAGAATCACAAAATAAAACTTGCATCAGACCAGTTTGCCCCATTTTTGTTGCTTGCGCCCAAATATTAAAAGTTGAAGTAAAATTAGCTGTTCCAACATTTCCTATTTTATCAGCTGGAACATTATAGACTTGCATAGCTCCTTGCATTGACCACGTTCTGTCAGACGGAGCCGGTCCACCATCTTGTAATCTTAATCCATCTTTTTTAAAAACAAGATTTCCTGCAGTTAATAATTGACCATTTTGAGGGTTTCCAACATCATTAGCCACATTAAAATGTCCACTAAAATTACTATTTTGGCTTATACCAGATGGGTTTAAAAGCCATTGAGATTCTACTCTTGTTGTTTCAGTTGTTTTTGAGTCAATCAAAGTTTGATCCTGACTTCCCAATCCAACAACTCCATTTTGACCTGCAATACCTATAAATGCATTATCAGATTTATGAGTAAATTTGAAAGTTGGATAAGCGGGTAAAGTTCCTTGGTTATTAATCAGAACATCAATTGAATTATCTGAGTTTACTGTAATTGAACCATTCGCTCCCCCTGAATTATCAGCATTTAATTTTTGAGTATAGCTAGAACTTGGATGAACATCTTCACAATAAAAAGTGAAAGTATTTATTCCCCGAATTTGTCCTGGGTCTGGCGCTCCAATTTCTGATAACGTTCCAACATACACAAGATTTGGTTCATCATCAAATTTGATTGTTCGTTCATTCCCTTGTAAGAATCCTTTAAGTTTCCGATAGGCAGCTGCAAATAATGTAGCATTAGTTGCTTCTATCTTAAATTTAACTGTCAATTCACGCCCCGGAAGACGTTTATCTATGAGTGTTTCACCATCTATTCCCGAAATGCTGTCAGCCTTATTCAAATCGTAGTTCAAAGCTTCACGGCCAGAAACTTGAAGTGTGAAATAATTTACTCCAAATTTTTTCAATTCATTTTCAGGATAAACCCCATCAAGTGAGAAAGCCTCACTTGATAGAAAGCCCGGATTATCTGATGAATCTATCGTGTCTATAAATTCATAAGGCATCAAATGTTTCCTCCTATTCTTTTTTGTCTTGTTTCAGTGGCATCATTTTTTTCTTTCACATATTGAGCAGAACCATAACCGACCTTTTTCCCATCAAGGTTAGAAGTAACTTCTGCTGTAATGTAGATTGGCTGATTATAGCTATAATTAGCATTCAATTTACTTTCAAAATTTGCTCTTGAATCTTGTGCAAAATTTGATAATGATGACAAATCAGGAGTGACTGCATCCATCATTTTTGTGCTAACCGTTTGAAGTTTAGGAAGCATTGAAGTAGCTGCATTTAATGTTTTATTTGTAAGCTGTTTTGTAGCCCCAACAACATTTGCTGTACTTTTGGTAATACCTACTGCAACACCCGCTCCAATATACCAACCTACTTCATCTCGGAATAAACGAGAAGGTGAATGAATTTTGGCTTTGGCTTGCGCCGCTCTATTTGCTTCTGAAACTAATGCATCCGCAGCAGCTCGAACTTGACCAAGAGCGCTATACATTCCCGTTGCCAAGCCTGCCCCAATCATTGCTCCTACAGATTGAAATTGACCAGCACTTGAAGCAGCAGAATTTCTAACTGAGGAGATCATGCTTTGAACTGCAGAAGTTGCTTTTCCTGTAGATGAAGAGATTCCAGCTACAAATCCTTGTGTAATTTGCGAAGCCCACTCATTACCAGCTGGCGCAAAATTACTTCCCATACTTTTCAAGGATGCCAAAAGATTATTAACTGCAGCAGCAAATTGCGCTGCCTTACCAGCAATATCAGCACTGAAATTAAGGCCCGAAAGTTTGTCAAGTCCAGCTTGTATATTCGCCACATTCGCCTGAATATCAGTTGAAACTGCTGGAATACCATTCATTGCAGCAACTAGATTTTTTATAGAATTAACTGCAGAAATACCCGTTTGTAAAGCTGCTTGCATACCGCCCCAATTAGCTATTACTGATTGAATGGTTATCCAAGCGCCATCGCTCACAATAGACATGATTGCATTCATTGTTGCAATGACGGCAGTTGAATTTACAACTACACCGCTCAATTCTTGCAGTTTATTGGCAACTGCCATCAAACTTGAAATGGGCTCTATAATTGCTTTAACATTTGCACCAATGTTTCCAGGAAGTGGGGCTGCAAAAGTACTAGAAAAACTGTTAACAATTGACTTGATAGCATTAATTGTCGCAATTACGTTGACTGAATTGACAACAATTCCACTTAATTCTTGTAATTTTTTTGCGCTCGAAGCAATACTTGAAATCGGGCCATTAATACTTTTCAAAGTAGTTTCAATACCTTGGGGTATTGGAGTAGCAAAAGATGTTGAAAGACTTTCAACAATAGTATGAATTGCATTCATTGTATTAATGACATTCACAGAATTAACAACTAAGCCACTTAATTCCTGCAACTTCTTAGCAACCGAAGTTAAACTTGAAATAGGTTTTACTATATCAGCGATTGATGTATCAAAGCCCTTTGGAGTGGTGAAATTTAACTTTGGTAAGAAATCAATGACTGATTTAATTGCACTCATAGTAGCAATGATGTTAGTAGAATTAACTACCACACCATTCAAACTCTGAAACTTTTTAGAAATTTGCGTTAATGGATTAACAATTTTTTCAACTGCTTGCATACTTGTTGATAAATTATCAGAAGGCGCCTCAATCTTGAAGTTCTTGAGTTTATCAAATACGCTTTTAATTGACTTAAATTTGGCATCTAGTGCTTTATCATTTAAATCAGGAAGTGTCGCAATTTTTTTAGTAAGGTCGGCTACCTTAGTAAATGAACTAACTAAATTAGAAGTATCAAGTTTTCCAAAGAAAGACTTTAAGCTATCAAGAAAAGAATTGTCAAATTTCTCTGATGCAAAATCTCGAATCTTATTGAGTACATTTTTTATTTGTGTAAATTTTGAATCAAGGTCAGAGGAATCAATTGCATCCATTGCTGAAAGTTTTTTTACAAAATCTGTGATTTTTTGAAAAGATGAAATGATATTGCTTGTATCAAGCTTGCCAAAGAATGAGTTGAACGAAGCATCAAAATTATTTCCACCAGTAGATGAACCTCCAGCAGACTTATTAAGTGCATCCTTAACGTCTGATAACATCTTAAACTTAGACTGCAAAACAGCAGCGTTAATGCTTGGCATACTGTCCAGCTGCTGAACAAAATCTGATACCTTCTTGAAAGTTCCAATGATGTTGCCAGTAGATAAACTTGCAAAAGCTGTGCTAAATACCGCACCTATATTGCCCACTTTACCCATTTTGAATGAGGTTAACGAAGTAGCAATATCCTGAATTTGCTTCAATTTTGGTTTGATACTGGCTCCTGAAGGAATATCCATGGAACTTAAATCTGATGCAAATTTAGCAATCTTAGTTATTGTTGAAGCAATTGCTGAAAAACTGATACTTCCTAAAACTGCAAATGGTGCTGCAATACCACTTAAAAGTCCTGTAAACCCACCTACAGCTGATAAGCCTGACATAGCACCTAGAATCTCAACCAGTTTTGTAGCAAAGTTTTTATCAAACTTAATACCATTTACTGCTTTAATTGCAGTGGCCGAGCTTTTGGCAAATGAAGCTAATCCTTTACCAACTAATGCCATTGTTCCAGCTAGTCCAACAAATACACCAGCACCAATTGCCAAAGCTGCAGCAATAGGTGGGAATAGCTGAATCGCTCCTCCAATTACACCCATTGAAACTCCGGCTGCAAGTAAGAACACACCCATTTGTGCTAAATTCTTACCGAGTTGCCCCCAGGACACTCTAACACTGGACATATCTTTGAAAGCTGACGCAACTAATTTCATTGATGCACCAATAGCAATAATCACTCCCATGCTTTTGGCAATTCCGGCCCACCCTGACAGTTTCGAGGTTGCCGGAGCAGTTGGAATATCAGCTACTGCACTTGCTCCTTTTCCTCCTTTGACTGCTGATAATCCTTTTAATGCAGCGGTTAATGATTTTATAGCCGTAACGGCTTTAGCCGCACCATTATATACAGCCAATCCTTTTTGGAAAGCAATTGATCCAGCTTTAAACGCAAGCATAGCTGTTGCGGCTGCTTTAAGCGCTCCGACTACTTGATTGATTTGACCGGGTGACATTTTAGCAATTGCATTGGCAACTGCTTCAATTATTCCAGCAGCCTTTGAAGTTATTCCACCAAGTGAAGTCCCTAAATTTTTAAGTCCCTCCCCAGTTCCACCAGATAATGCTGCCTTAATGTTATTGATAGCTGCCCCAATTGCTGAAAATGCGGTGGATAATGAAGTTATAGCTCCAGAATCTTTAAAACCAGACCAAATTTGAGCAAATCCTTTTCCGATTTTTCCAACAAATGCCATTGCTTTATTTGCGATTTTTTCAAAATCAATTTTATTTATCGCATCAGAAAGATTAGTAACAAATGCAATTCCCTTTTGACTGACTTTGTCAAATATCGGTTGTAATTTATTAGAAAGTCCTTCCTTCAATCCATCGATTGCTTGGCCAACAGTTTTGAACTGTGTGGCCATCTTAGTGAAATTAGCATTTGTACCAGTTTTAGATACTGCATCAAAGAAATCTTGTGTGGCAATTTTTCCATCTTGGACATTTTTAACCATGTCCTTTGTACTCATACCCATGGTTTTTGCAACTGCTGCAACCCCTGCTGGTGTTTGTTCCAACATGAGTTTGAAGTCCTGCCATTGCACCATTGGTTTAGCAGCCATTTGCGTTGCTTGTTGGCTCAAGGTTTTCATGGCTTGAGTTGGTTCTGCGGAAGCTGCCGCTAATCCACCAAATCCTTTTACGAGCTGACCAGTATTCTTTATACCTACAGCTGCAAGTTGTGAATATGTAGAAGCCATATCAGACGCAGAGTAAATTGTCTGCACGGCAAATTGTTGCATGTCCTTTTTAGCAGCTTGAATATCTTTGGTAGGCATCTTGAGTTGTTCCATGTTTCCTTGGAATACTTGCCATGCTTTGCTGGATTCATCTAAGTCAGATACAAGACTTCTAACTCCGGTACTGACAAGTGACAAACCTTTTGTAATTCCTGAGCCAATGACATTTGCTCCCAACACAGATTTAAATACACTGCCTGACTTTGCCGCTTTAGCTGTCAATAAATCAAGAGTACCAATGCCTGCTTTCAATGTACTTGTAAAACCTTGGTCTTTAGCACTAAGGGTAGCTGATACTGAATAACTATCTGACATTATTTTCCTCCTTTCCTTTTCTGATAAATTTTGCTGATTCGACTTTCAAACGTTTCTGCCTGTCTAGTCGTCTCAAGTTTTTGAGAATTATTATTTAAACGTTTTTCATAATCAAAAAACTGATCAAATGTTCCAAAAACTGGTTTTGATTTCTTCCCGATTTGTTTTTCTGCTTGGACTTCTCGATTAAGCCACGCTTGACGATGAGCTTTAAAATCTTCATCAACATTTCGCAGCCTCAATGCTTCCATCATGATTCGATACTGCTTTAAAGTTAATCGGTCTATTTCTTCCCAATCTGTGATTCCAAAAAAGCGGAAGCAGTTGACTGCTACCGCCTCATAGAATTCATCATCTACTGTTCCTGGTTCGCTTCCGCCGCTTCCACTGCTTTCTTGAGTTGAAGAACGATTTTCTTGGTAGCATTCGCTGTCTCTAAACCCTCCATCACACTATCAAATAATTCATCTAGGTTAGTTTCTGGATTATCAAAATAACTATCAATGACTGCTTGAGTGAGGTTTGGTTTTTGACCAGCATTTGCTGTAATCAATACAGTTGAAAGAGCCGCAACATCATCATCCAAAAGTAGTGAAACATAATATTTAAGCCCAATTTGTTGTTTTACAGCAGAACCAAACTCAATCGGAGTTTCAATTTTTTTGTTGATGTCACGTAAGAAGCGCATCCCAAAGTTAAAGCTATATGTTTTGTCGTTGATTACTAATTCCATTTTTTCTCCAAATCTTTTATTAAATTGTTACTTCTACTACTGGTGTGCTCCAAGCCGAACCTTCAATATTTGCATCATGCAAAGCTGTTGCTTTTTCAACATTTGTTGTTCCACTAGGTGCAACTGTCCCGTAAGCTTGAACATAAAACGGAATTTTGTCCCCAGTAGTTGCACCAGCTGGAATATCAGCCGCTGCTAGCGTAAATTTAGTAGTTTCTGAATAACCCATATATTTTGCATCGTGTGGGTCAGTTGTATTTGCATCCCCATAGTAAGTAAGGTATGCCACGGCACCGAGAGGTGCATCATAAGAAATCTCTATATCTCCATTAGATTTCTTAACCCCAGTTACGTTCTGGGGAGCATTAGGGTGTAGCAGTTGTATCTGCAAAGACATAATCAATTTCAGCTTGATTTTCTTTACTTACAGTAACTTCCCCTTTTTGAGGTTTCCCATTGATTGAGAAGGTGCTGTCATAAGTTGCAAGGTCATCCGCTTTTGCAGAAAGTTCAAACGAAGTAAGAGTTCCTTGCATGTACTTACCTTTATATTTCATAGGTGTTGTACCTTCAACTGTTGTTGGTTTTTGGAGGTTAATTTCCCAAATTTCAAGTAAGTCCCCATTTTGACAAGCATCTTCTAAAGTATCAATCAAATCATCTTGAGTTGATAAAATAAGTGAAGCTGTCACTTCTGTTGACGCTGGTTTTGAAGTATTAACATTACCATCTTTTGTTGCTGTAGCATCACTATCTGCGCTTAATGAGCGACCGTAGTCTGTTTGGAAAATTACAGAACTTGCTGCTTTAGTTTTACGGTCAGCATATTTACGAATCATAAATACAATGTTCTTCCCTTGAACCGCTTCTGGTGTAACTGTTGTTTCAACCATTTTTATTTCTCCTTTTATCTAAAAGTTAGTATAATCATTGCACGCCTTACATAAGGTGTGACAGTTCTGTCAATTGAATATTTCATACTTGATTCATTGACAATTAATGTGAAGCCTTTGATTTTACTCGCTTGGCTCATGATATTTTCAGCATACTTTGACAAGTTTTTTAAATCTTCTATCTCAGACCAGACGTTTAAAGTAAAGTTGAATTTTTGAATTGCTCCACCATTTTTTGTACCAATTGCAAACCAATCAGAGTCATTAAAATCAACAAATGGATAGGCCACATCTTCAAGTTGACGATAATCATAAACATTATCATTTCCAACCTGAACCTGAGCAATCATAAATAACCTATCGTGCAAATCTTGCCATTTTGTTTTCATTTAGCCAATTTCTCCATATCTGATTTAAATTTCTCCTTTTGACGTTCAAATGGTTCTTTCATGAAATCTTCTGCTTCCATGAAGCGAGTTCCATCAATCAAATAAGGAGCGTAGTCTTTCACAGTTCCTTGTTCAGAAGATAAGCCACCATCTTTGTATTCTGGCATTCGAGAAGCAATATCTTGATTGATTTGTTCCATCGAATATCCTTTTTGAAAAACGACACCTTTTCTCGTGTTCCGAACTAATTCATTATGAAGTTGATCACTATTGGTTTTTACAATCTTTTTGGCTGCATCAAGCTTTAGTTTTTGCTGCAAAGCTTTTTTCAGTTGGTCAGCACCTTTAATTGATACACTAGCCATTTCTAATTACCGTAAGTACTGTTGAATTCCGAGGAGTTCTGTCAGTATCTACCGTGTATTTATCTCCTTTGTACTCAATATGAGAAAAGGGGGCTTTGTATTCTCGCTGGAGCCTAATAGTGAATCGTGTGTTTTTCACGTCACCATAAGTCACTTGCTGCCTCTGAGCAGTCATTGCAGAAATATTAGCTTGTTTGGTGGTGCGGGTTTCTGTCGGCTTTGTGTAATCACCAGCTACTGGATCATACTTCCCGACTTCTTTTTCACCCACAAATACAATTGTTTCTCCGTACCTCATAAAAATTGAACCATCCCAGATTTCCCCGGAGGGTCTTCTTGACTATTCAACCAGCCATTTATTGCATCCGTATAAGGTGCTAAATCATCTGTTAAATCGTAAGCAATGCTTTCACCTTCTTGTTGGAAAGTTTTCATCCCTTCATTCCCAATTCGATTAAATCGAACGATGGAAAGTTCAACTACGATATAACTTAGCGCATCCGGAATTGATTTTTGACCAGGCAATCGGACTAATAGTGCAGACTCAGCGTTTTTGATAATTATATTCAACCGTTTATCTCGTGCTTCATCTACATCATTAAAATCAAGCATTACTTTGAGGTCATCAATAGTTGCCATTATTCAACCAATGCCAAGAGTTCCTCATTAGTGGCACTTTCGTTAAATTCGATTTCTTTACTTGTCAAGTAAGCTTTAATTTCATCTTTTTTTGATCTTGAGTTAGGTTTAATAATTTCTGATGATTTTTCCACAACTTCATCAGTTGTTTCTGTTTCATCGTTACCTTCTTCTTGAGTCTGTTCTTCAAGATTTTTGACTTCATCCACAACTTCATCAGTTGCAGTGGCAGCTTCTTTTTTTAGACGATGCCAGCGCAATAACATTCCCATTTTTCACCTCAATTCTTATAATTTGGCTTCCCCTACGATCGCTTGACCGACTACGGGAGCATTAGGGCGCTTTGGTAATCAGAACCAATTTAGTAGGGTCATAGAGATATACACCGTAATGTTCGTCAGCTGTAATTACTGTTGTCTTAGTTGTGATGTCACGGTCAGTTTCAACTTGCACACCACGTTTCATAACGATGCGGAAAGCATTAGCAACTTCTTCGGTTTCAGGGTCAAAAGTTGTTTTTACTAATCCGCCTTTACCAGCTTCAATTTTATTTGAGCGAAGAATATCGACACCCAAGACACGAGCAAATGCCCCAGCTGTTTGCATGTTCGCTGCAACGTCAGCTCCTGAATTAGCCGCAAGATATTCATCACGCAAATTAGTAGCATCAGTTCGAGATGTTACAAGAACCATATTTTGCAAGTCTTCATCAGAAAATAGGTCAATCGCTTTACGCAAATCTGCAAGTGTGATTTTACCAGCGGTTGCTGTTGTTACTTTTTGAGCAGAAGAGTCAAGTAACGTTAAGAGATCATTATCAACTTTGTCTGCTAGTGACAGTGTCAATTGGTTACCAGCTTCACCGATAGGGTCTCCAAGACCTGAAAGCATAGCTTCATCAGTAATTTCTACACCTTTTGCAGCCTTTTTAACTTTGACATCCGCAGTAGTTTTACCAAGTTGATCCATCGGAATTGCTGCACCCTCTGCAACATCTTCCGCTGGTCCAATATAATCCCATTTGGGATAAGTGATTGTGTCTCCTGGTTTACCTGCAAGTGTGTCATCAATATCTGCAAGTGCAGCAAAACGCAATTTGTTTGGTAATTTGGCTGAAATCATGTCAGCCATTACTTCTGGGATAACTACATTAGCAGTAGTCGTTTTTCCTGTTGCCATATTCTAAGCCTCCTTAAGCTTTTGGTAGAGTTCTTTATCAGTTTGATAAAGTTCCATTTTTTGGGCATAACTCATTTTGTTAAATGCCTCTTTCGTAACTGGTGCTTCTCCAGTATTCCGGCTAACTTTAGGCGGATTTCCTGCAAGAAGCGCTTTGGTTTTAGAATCAATTAATGCTGACTGTTCTTTGACAGCTTCATCAATAAGTGACAATACTTCTTCATCATTTTCAACCATTGCCAATACTTTCGAGAAAGCTTTAGGCAATCCTTTTTCTGCTAAATCAGCAGCAATTTGAGCTTGTTGCTTTTCTTGAATAAATGCTTTACGATCAGCTTCAAATTTTGCACGCTCATCATCAAATTCTGCCTTAGCTCTTTGTTCCTTGCTCATTTTGGCAAAGTCACGTTCTTTTTCAGCTTCTTGAAAAGCTTTCAGTGCTTTTTGTGATTCCGCCAACTCTTTTCTCATCTTGGCAAAGGCTGCATTATTTGGCACTTCAATTGCTGGCTTTGCGGGTGAATTTTCTGCTGGTGGATTAACTGGATTAGTTGCTGGTGGTGTTTGTTCTACTGGTGGTGTATCTGTATTTAGTTCACTCATTTTGATTCTCCTGGTTTAAAGCTCCGCAGCTATCTAGTGACAGTTAAAGTCAGGACACTGATTGACTATTTACAGTAATTTTCGCATCAAAAAAAGGGCACTCCTATATAGTTTTGTGCCCTTTTCAAAAAAATATTTAATTAATAAAAAAATACTGACATTAAATCAGTATTTTTACTCTTTCAAATTATAAAGCCATAGTGTCCCAAATATCTTCTGGTAGTTCTTCTATCGGCTCATTACTATTGATAGCTTTGTCAATAGCAAGTTTCATGTTTTGATAACCAATCGTTTCAATGTATTCGGTAGTATCATGAACGGGGTCCCAATATCCAATGATTCTTTGTGGAAACTTGGTTTTAAAATGTTGTTCATACTTTTTTTCAAGTAAATCAAATTTATCCATTTTTCTATCCTTTCAAAAACATTCCTATTATAAAATTTAGATATTCTAAATCATCGGTTATTTTCTTTCGTATCAATTCACTGCTTCTTGTAGGTTGCGAGAAAATTTTTCCATCCTCAGGCTCAAAAATACTTTCCAAGCCCATGCTTAATACCTCTGTAGCATTTTTATATGATTTACCGATGTATGGGCTGATAAAATTATCTTTCTTAGTCTTTTCGCCACGACGATACCAATATTGCAAGTCCTGCATATCTATTTCTTGCTCACCTTTAGTTCGGTATTCAACAAATTCTTTTGATAACCTCAAAGCTTCCGGATTGAAAAATTCTACGTAATGTCCAATTTCATGAAAGCTTACTGTATTGCTTCCCTTACTCAACATAATGCTTACAGCATCATCTGCTATACCGCTCCGCCATGTTTTTCCTTTAAATCCAACACTACTAAAGAATCCCCTCTGTGTATCTTTAGTAAAAATGGCTTTTCCATTAACAAAAGCATATTCAGCCCATTCTTTAGGGTAATAAGAAAATGCCTCAGAAACACGTCTTCTGGCTTCTTTTCCAGAACCTTTAGACCAACCATTTTTGGGGACTTCCCCACCAATTTCACGAAAATTAGAAAAGATTTTCTTTAGTTCATCCTTGTTACCAATATTTTCAGCAACATTAAACTGTTTATTTACCAGTGCTCCTAGGCTTGTCAAATCATTATGGGTAGCGGTTTTTAAATTGATACCATCCATAAAATTCTTTATTTCACTTAATGAATTACTTGATTTTATTATACCATTATTTTTGTTAGTAGCACTATATTTCTCTAACATTCTATCAAATGACTTTTTAACTTCTTCTGCATTGTTTCCGTTATAGTCTTTCATGGCTTTATCAATAGCCGCATTACCTTTTTCAAGATAATCATCAATATCAAAATCAGGAATAACTGGGATAATGGAACATCGACAATTAGGGTGCATTGGAAATAATGACTTGCCAAACTCCGCATTCTTTGTATCAAAGACTTTCCCATTCATAGGTCCACAAACATCGCACGCTTTAGGTTCCGCAATCCACTCATATTCTTTATATCCAGCTTTGCCTATTGCATCCTTTGCCATTTCTCCATAAACTCTGCTCGATTCTGTCCGCAATAATCTCTCGGCTTCAAATCTTGCAGAACCAAATATTCGATTCAAGTCTTTGGTCAAAGCTGTTGGGTGTTTCCCTTGAATAATCATTTGTGGAATCATTCCATCAAGCACACCTTTTAACTTATCGTTGTAGCCCCAGATTCGGTCAGAGAATGACGTTTGCTGCCAGCTACCATTGATTATTCCTTTTAGTGAGTTCTCGCTAAAATCAAGCGATTTGACGGTTCTTCCAAGTATTCCGGCTTGTCGTTCTGCTTCTTCTTTAGCTTCTCTAAGTAGTGATTCTTTGACGTGCTTATCTAAATCATCACTGCCTTTCAACATTTCCAACCCAATATCAGCTTTGAGCATTTCTAATCGATTAACTTTCATGGTCAAATTATAAAGTTTAAGCCGCTCATTCGCTTCTGCTGAAAAGTCTTTGTTTTTAACATACTCTTTAGCTTTGTTTTCAAATTCTTTTACATCAAATTCACTGACAGATTTTTTAACATCTGCTAATGTCCAACCTTGTTTTTGATTATAATATTTAGCGTAGAAATTATTTATATCACGTTGAATATTTAATTGAACCTGATCATAGATTCGTTTTAACTCTTTATCATAGTTTTTTTGAGCTTCAAGAATCTTTAGCTGATTTTCTTTTTCACGCTGTCTCCAGTAGTCCCGACTATTCATCTAACTTCTCCGTATTTGCATTTGTATCAGTCATTGTTGGCAAGGTTGGTAGCTCGTCTGCCTTTTTCATCTCGTCAGCAACTTGTTTTGGATTATCAACAATTGAAAGTACACTAAGTTGAATATCTTTGGGAACAACACCTTCAAGATTCTTAGCTGTTGTAGCTTCATCAGCGATATTATTTGGTATATTCCGTGTGAATTTGTAGTTGAGTTTTTTCCAAGCATCTTCCGAGTACTTGTTAGTAATAGACTTAACTTTAAAAATCATTTTGTACCATTCTTTCATGGCTACTTTTAATTTTCGTTCTTTTGCTTGGGCCAAATCCTTCATGGCTTGCAATTTGTATTGTAGTGAAACTCCACTGACAGCATTACCAAATTCTTTGTCATTGATATTAGCAACCATGGCAATTTGAAATATTAAATCTTGCAGTCTATTTAGCAAATTCTCTTGAGTAGTATCTCCGTTAGGTTTTGTAAGGAATTCAACAACAATGCTTTTCCCGTCTGCACCTTCCATGTTGATTACTCGATTATCTCTCAATTTCTCTAGAGCATCTTTATCAAGTTCAGCACCTAGAATCTTTAAATAAGCATCTGCAAGTGCATCAACATCGTTCATTTTTTCTGATAAAGTCCGATTGACTGAATCAATTAGAGTTTTGACATTTTCAAAAGCGGATTGACGTTCTTCGTTTTCCACAATCTCAATCAGTGGAATACCACCGTAAGGATTTATCTTTGGTTCATCAGAAACAAACCCTGATGTATCTCCGATAAAATCAACAATTTCTTCCCTTGTTGTATATCTTCCTGAAAACTCACCGGTGGTTTGATTTGTGCTGTAATAAACTGAAAATAATGGACGTTGAAAGATAGTATCATCATAGACAACAAAAGCTTCAAGCGGTGTAGCATAAGTGATTAATGTTTCTGAGTTCTCGTCTTGAGCTAGATAAGCATAAGCTCTACCGTAAATTGAAGCAATCTTTGCAATTTCATACTCCATATCGTCCATATCGTTTTCCATTCGATAAGTATCAATAAATTCATTTACTTCCGGCTCATCACTTGTAATCTTAACGGGAACACCAATGAAATAAGAAGTGTACCTATCGACAATATACTTCGGAAAGTTGACCATAATTCTATGATCCGGCTTCCCATTCTCTTTTTGCGGCTGCGTTAATATCTTATGCTTACCAACATAATAATCATAGTCCTCTTTGAACTTATGGAGCTGTTGGCTATGAAGTGTGATAGCCTCCCGGATAAGCGACTCAGTGACATTAGTTGTTGAACTAATCATCACTTTATTTTTTAACAGTGAAATGTTACTCATATTAATCCTTTCATAATCTTTATTTTTGGTTTTCCAATTGAATATCTTTCAAGTGAATATCTTAGGGCATCAATGATGTGATTGTTTTTATCAATGGGTTCATTGAGCCAATTACCTTCTTTATCTTGTTTGTAGATGTAGAGATTAAATTCTTCAATTGTATGCTCACATTTAGGATGGATCACAATCTTCAAATTCTGCATGAAGTCTATCCCAAATGCAATTGAGTTGGGCCCTTTCTTAGCGCCTTGAATCCTTCTAACTCCAGCATGCCTTAGTTCATCAATCACCATTGGGTTGCTGCTGTCTGCTGTAATCTCTGTTTTCATCATATTGCGCTTTTCAACTTCTTTGACAATATCTTTTATCAGTAACCCTGTCTTATACAGTTCATCATAAATGTACAGTGTGTTGTTCTTCTGGTCAAAGACTGAACTTGTAAGTGTCGTTGGGTCATTCGTATATCCAAAGTCCATCCCATGAGTAGTTTCTCCCACAGTTTGGATAACTTTTTCAACATCAAATTCTTTTACCTCAAAGTTATTAAAGATAAGCCCCTCAGACACTCCCCATTCCCCATCACAGACAACTCTTGCCCGCCTTGGATTGGTTCGATACAAATCTAAATATCGTTGTCTGTCCTGATCATCGAGCCATTCATTAATTCTAAAAGTAGTTGTCCTTGCAAATACATCCTTAACTTTAGTCTCAGTATCAAAAAATTTCTTTTTTAACCAATGCCTTTCACTCCAGGGGTTAAATGTCACTGTGATTTGTTTATAAAATCCAGGTTCATCACTAGCCCCACGAATAGACTCAACAACTGTGTCAAACTTTTCTTCTTTTTCAATTTGATAAGCTTCTTCAAACCAAGCCCAACATAGATAACCAACCTCAACCGACAATGAAGTAAGCTTTAATTCATCATCAAGCCCTCTAAACAGAATCTTTTGCCCTGTTTTCTTGACTGTAATTTCTGGCATGGAATCATTCCATTTGAAAAGATGATAAACTCCTAAACGATTTGCAGCCCACTTAAAATCAGAATAGGTTGACTGTTTATTGGTATTGCTAAACCTCCGAACAACAAGTAAATTTGACCAAGGGTATTTTAATATTTTTACTGTGAAATCAATCGCAGTATCTTTTGATTTTTTAGACCCACGGGAACCTTTGACAACTCGGTAAAAGTTCCGGCTATGATAAAAAGAGTTATAGCCATTGCCAAGAGCTTTGCTGATTGACATGCTAATTTTAGTCACTGTCATCACCTTCTGGCACATCATCAACAAATGTTACATCATTTACCTCAACCTCTTTCTTGTCAGTAAATAGGGCATATCTTTTACCAATAAGCTCGGCTGCTTTTATCCGATCTTTTGGTTGAACTTTAATAGTTTCTTTGACTTGAACACCTTCTCCATCCAATCTAAGAACTTCCTCAGTTTGCTCTTCACGCATGACAGAAGTTAGAAACTGCAACACCTCATCTGCTCCAGCTATGCTATCTTTTTTCAAGTCCTCATTTAGCTCTGCTATATAGTTCTGAACTTCAACATTCTTCAACAACCTTTGTCCTTGAGAGTAGGCTGTCTTTTTAGAGTAACCCGCTTCAATTGCTGATTGCGTGGCGTTTCCAAGCCTCACGTATTCCTCACAGAATCGTTTTTGTTTTTGATTTAGTTTCACACTTTCCTTCTCCTTTCATAGATTTTTACTTATTAACAATATTTTTCCACAAAAAAAAGGGCACAGAAACCTCTTTTCGTGCCCTTTATCTTATTAACATGCCTTTTTTCAATGCCAGTTCTTCAAGTATCTGGTATCTTATTTCATAAGCCTTTCTACGTTTTACCCCCAGATAGACAGCTCCAATTGTTTCCCAGTCAAGATGTCTGTCTTTTCCCCAAAGACATTCTTTTACAATTTCTTGTAAGTCTCCTGGCAATTCATCAAAAGCATTGTTAATATCTTTTTCTAAGTTATTGTAGTAATCCACAGATTTATTATTTTCTCGTTTTTCAGCTACTGCTTTAAGAAATCCAATCCGTGGATAACTTCGCATTTCCTCCTCAAGAAAAGCCAATGTTTCTGAACTCAATTCTTGTTTTTTTCTCATTCTCTACCTCCAAAATATGCTATAATTGAGATAAAGAAAACCTATTTTGAAGCCCATTGCCGTGGGCTTTTTTTGCGTTCAAATTAAATCTTCAATTTTGCATTCCAATGCTTTTGCAAGAAGTTTATTCCAGCTTTGATCTTCTGGCAGATCATCATTCTCAAGCCTATTTTGTCGTTCATTATCTTTAATTAATTCTATATAAGTTTGTCTAAAAGGTTCAACCATTCTTTCAGCGACTTGTTCAACCGAAAGCCCAAGATTTTCTCGTCTTTCTTTTAACTTGTTTTTCATCTCCACCTCAATCCATATTTTGATATGCTGCGATTAAAGAAATAACAATAGTTAAAATCCAATCGCTCTAAACAGTCGTTTTATATCAATTTTTTTATTCACTAGATACCTCCTCTAGTCGCTGCTTACGTTCCTCTTTAATTCCATCATAGACAGTCATTAGAGTCTTCATTTCTTCAAATGATACATTTTGGAATTTAACGTTGTAATTAATAGAACTTCCAAACATTTTTTGAATTGTATTTGTTTCAATTATTAGTTCCATTGGTCTATTCCTCCCCTCGCACGTTCTCAGGCTCGTCAAGGTCTGAGCGGTTGAAATTGCCAATAATACAACCGTGAGGATTTTCTTTTTCGATAAAACATCTCTCACAGTAATCTCTAGTCATTGTAAATGGCACTGGTTCCCACTTATGCCCGAACAGCTTACACAAAAGTTTCATCTATACACTCCTAGTCCTTTTATAATCTCATCAGCTGTCATACTCGCCCAAGGTTCTGGAATCTGTGGGTTTAGTGCATTACTGATTTTTTTTATAAAATCACGTCTAATTACTATCTGATATCTTTTGAAATGTGCTTGGTAAAACATATCATGTTTTGAATAATATTCTAATTCTTCTTCCAATTCATCTATTTCTTCAAATAGTTTGCTTATTATCGGTTTCATTCAATCCCTCCCCACCAGTCATTGACCAGCGATATTAGTTTGTCTGTATTTATCCATAACTCTTGGATAC